CCGCCACTCTTTAACACAACAACGCCGCAAAACTAGCCACAACCTCCACAGGCGTCGACGTAACTGGCACAGCCACAACGGATGGGCTTACAGTTGCAGGAAACGCATACGTTGGTGCAGGAAACTACTTTACCGACTCCACAAGTGGTTACTTTTTTGGAGGTAGTGGGTCTTTTACTAATGGTGTCTATGGTGTCGGTACAAACAACATGGCTTTCAATGTTGCTGGCTCACGACGCATGCTTATAGCCTCCAACGGCGACATCAGCTTCTACGAGGACACTGGCACAACGCCTAAGTTGTTCTGGGATAGTTCTGCGGAGTCTTTGGGTATTGGGACTACTACGCAAAGTGGTAAAGTAACTGTTGACAGCTCTTCTAACGATGGCTTGAACGTATCAGTAGGCAGCAATTACCTTGTAATAAAAAGTCAAAGAGGAAATGATGGCGACCACATTCGTTTTTTTAACGGTTCAGGAGCTACTGTTGGAAATATTGGTACTTTAAGTTCTGCTTTGACGATTGGAACCGGCGATACAGGCATTCAATTTAACGCAGATAACAACGCTGTAATGCCGCACAACATCACCACTGGCGCAAACGTAGACGCTAGTATTGATATTGGCTATAGCAGTGGCGGAATCAATAGACGCTTCAAAGACCTCTACCTGTCAGGCATTGCTAATATAGGCACTTACTTACGATTTGGTGGAGCAAGTAATTATTATGTGCATTCCGACAATGCTAACTACTTGAGGTTTGGTACAGCAGGCACAGAACGCATGCGCATAGACTCATCAGGCAATGTGGAACTAAAAGGCGGTCAAGAGTTAAGAGTCTATCGTGGAGACAACGCCACATACGGCTCAATGAAGTATCTTACTGGCTCTGGTGGTTTGCAGCTTAACGACAAGAATGGCGATGGTATATCTTTTGTTAAGGCTGATGGTGCTACTGAGTATGGCAGGTTTGATGCCAGCGGTAATCTCTTGGTGGGGAAGCCTTCTTCGTCTTTCGGAACAGATGGTGTTGAAATTAAAAATGACCAAATATGGTCTACTAATACTTCAAGTGACTGCATATCATTAAACAGAAAAACATCAGATGGTGCTATTGCTACATTCTACAAAGACGGCTCAACCGTAGGTAGTATTGGTACTAGCCCAACAGCGAATTTTAATATTAACAGCAGTCAATCAGGACACGTTGGATTAGAGTTCGGTAGCCCTAACATTATGCCTATGAAAGACGGAGCATTAGCTGATAATGCTGTTGATTTAGGTGTATCTTCCCAACGCTTCCGTAACATCTACCTATCAGGCGGTATCCAATTAGGCGGCACAGGTTCAGCCAACAAGCTGGATGACTATGAGGAGGGCACTTGGACTCCTACGCTTATAGGTTCAACTACAGCAGGAACTGGCACATATACTATTAGAGAGGGTAAATATGTCATAATTGGTAAGATGATATATGTCTCTATACGGCTAGGATGGTCTGCCCACACAGGCGCAGGGGGTATGCGAATAAGCGGTTTGCCGAACACTGCAAATAATAACTATGCCAATCTTGGCGTTGTGTACAGGGACGGAATGACAATTAGTTCAGGACATACAGTTAATGTTGGCGTAGTACCTAATCAAACCTACGCTAATATATTAGAAATAGCTACAAGTACAGACAACGCATCTCTCGTTGCTTTAGATACAGCAGTTACTGATATATCAATAAGCGGGTGGTATCAAATAGCATAACAATTCAACCATACGCCTAGTGGACTCTAGGCACAGACAGGAGAAAGACAATGGCACTTTCAGAAGCAACAGTAGAAGACAAGATTGAAGTAGTAGACTGCGGAGGCTGGAAAGCTATCCAAGTCCGTACAGCTACTATAATCAGCAGAGACGGTGAGGAGATCAGCAGATCCTTTCATCGCCACACAGTATCACCCACTGACGATTGGTCAGGTGAAAGCACAGAGGTTCAAGCCATGTGCACTACGTTCCACACAGCAGACGCTATAGCAGCCTATGAAGCTGCACAGACGGAGACACCCTAATGGCTACATGGACTATTTCAACTTTAGAACGAGATTTACAAGGCGACTTAGCGGGAGGCGTTATCGTAGCCCACTGGCGGGTAACTGAAGAAGAAACTGTGGGCGAGGATACATACAGTGCTTCTAGCTACGGAACCTGTGGCTTTACCCCAGACCCTTCCTCTGAAGGATACATCGCCTATGATGACCTAACGGAAGCCGACGTGATTGGCTGGTGTCAGGGTGAGTTGGACGTTGATGCCATTGAATCCTCCCTCACTGCTAACATTAATGAGCAGAAGAATCCTACAACCGCTGACGGAGTACCTTGGTAATGAGCGAAGAGCAAACGATTGTGATTAACGACGAAGAACATAACGTGTCAGAGCTGACCGTTGAGACCCAGATGCACGTTGCCCGTGTTGCTGAGATCCGTCAAGAAATCGCACGGTTACAAATGCAGATCAACGAACGTCAGGTTGTGCTGAATGCTTACGGCGAAGCTATCGTCAACGCAGTTAAGCCTGCTGAAGAACCCAGTGAAAACGATCAGGGTTTTATTGCTGGGCACGATGTGAACCTTCTGGACACTGAGGCTTCCGCTCAGTGACGCCTACAGAGAAGGCCATAGCTAAAATTGAAGCGCACGAGAAAGAATGCGCTATACGCTACCAAGGTATTGAGCAGCGCCTGCAAGATGGTAGCAAGCGGTTTGACCGGCTTGAGCTAATGATCTGGGGCGTTTATGTGACGGTGATTGTCGCGGTGGCTCTGCCACAGTTTATGGGCGGCTGAATGTGATTGGCGAGATCGCTGCGATTGTAGCTGGCGTAAATGCTGCTACCAGTGCGATTAAGCAGGTCGCTGAAACGACTAATGACATCCAGTCGATCTCTGGGTTTCTGTCTGCGTTAGGTGGTGCCGAGGTAGAGCTACAGCGTGCTCAGAACGAAGGTAAGCTGTCAGAGGCGGACGCTGTTAAGGCTGCCTTGGCAAAAAAGCAGATCCAAGAAACCATGAAGGAGATCAAGGATCTGTTTACCGTTAGCGGTAACGGGCAGCTATACCAAGAAGCTATGCAGGCGATGGCAGCGGCTCGAAAGGCTAAACAGCTTGAACTGGCTAGAAAAGCGGCTCAAAAGAAGCAGTTTTGGAAAGAAGTTAAAGAATACGCTGCCATTGGGGGCGTACTGCTGTTTCTCTTGCCCATGACGCTGGCACTGCTGATAGGCTGGCTGACAAGAAAATGATGGCTTTCTTGTTGGTTGTGGTGATAAACGGAGAGCCAATAGCAGATCAGTTTTACTTCCGGGACATCACACGGTGTAACACGTTTGCGTATTACGTCAGCACAGGCAAAACCAAGATAAACAACCGCTATCAGATGCAAGAAAACATAACGGCTTATTGCATACCGAAACGGGTACCAGCCAACACAAAGACGTGGGACTAATATGGCGGCAAAACGGCTAGAAGAAGGTAGTGAATACGCCGAATACGATGCGGATGGGGACGGTGTTGTTACCGACGAAGAGCTAAACACCAGCAAGGAATTACAAGAGCTACGCCTGCAACATGAACGTGCCGATGCCCAACGGGCCATGAGTTGGTTCGCTCTGTGGGGAATGCTGCTCTACCCCTCGCTAGTAGTTGCATCGGAGCTTTTCGGACTGACGCAAGCAGCAACGATTTTAGGTGATATGGCCGCAGTCTACTTCGTATCCGTTGCGGGTATACTTGCAGCGTTCTTTGGTGCGCAAGCGTGGTCAAATAGGAAATAGGTTATGAGTATTGTCGCTTCGCTAGTAGGGCCAGTTACAGGGCTACTGGACAAATTTATTGAGGACAAGGATCAGAAGAATGCCTTGGCTCATGAGATTGCTACTATGTCTGAAAAGCATTCGCATGAGGCGCTCAAGGGCCAGCTAGAAATCAACAAAATGGAGGCTGCACATAAGTCGCTGTTTGTGGCTGGGTGGCGACCCGCTATCGGCTGGATCTGTGCATTAGGGCTACTGTACAACACCATTATCGCCAACATAATCAGCATCTGGGTAGCGGTACCAGAAGTAGATACAACGCTTCTTGTGCCCGTTATGATGGGTATGCTCGGGTTGGGCGCTATGCGTTCATACGAGAAAGTCAATCAGGTAGCTAGAGAAAAGTAATGGGCGATCTAGTTGAGATGGTAAAGCGCCACGAAGGCGTTAAGTCTAAGGTGTATTTGTGTACTGCGGGTTTTGAGACCATAGGCGTAGGCCGAAACATATCAGAGTCTGGCTTGGGGTTGTCTCCCGATGAGATTGACTACTTACTACATAACGACTTAGAGCGTTGTCACCAAGAACTGCAAGATGCGTACTACTGGTACGGCGGGCTGAATAAAGCTAGACGTGACGCAATGGTCGATATGTGCTTCAATCTAGGCATCACGCGGTTGCGCGGATTTGTTAAAGCTCTGGAAGCTATGTCTCGGGAGCAGTTTGACATCGCCGCTGATGAGTTTATGGATAGCCGTTGGGCTAAACAAGTCGGCAACCGTGCTGTAGAGGTGACTGAAATGATCCGTACAGGCGAATACCGGTGAGAACTCATAATAGCCCCAGAGCGTTAGACGGCGGTGTAGTAGACCCTGCACACGTTGTAGAGATCGTATGCGATGCTTGTGGGTTTGATTTAGATGAATCGGAACTAGAAGCGGACACTTGCTCAGATTGCGGGGCAGCGCTTAACTTAAAGCAGAATATAGCTATACAAGTTACCACGCTACCCCCTGCGTTTGGCGCATCTAGCTAATGGATACAATATGCCTTTACAGAAGCTACAGTTTAAGCCCGGAGTAAACCGAGAAAACACACGGTACACGAGCGAAGGCGGCTGGTACGAGTGCGATAAAGTACGATTCCGCCAAGGTATGCCCGAAAAAATCGGCGGGTGGGTACGCATATCAGATACCACATTCCAAGGTGTGTGCCGTTCACTGCATAACTGGGTTACGTTAGGCAGTCAGGATTTAATCGGTGTAGGCACTAATCTGAAGTTCTACATCGAAAATGGTGGGGCATACAACGATGTTACGCCGTTACGGGAGACTACTGCCGCAGGGGATGTAACTTTCGCCGCTACAGACGGTAGCGCTACGCTCACCATTACCGACGCGGGGCACGGTGCTACCGAAGGCGATTTTGTTACCTTTAGCGGGGCAGTATCTCTTGGCGGTAATATAACCGCAGATGTTCTAAACCAAGAGTATCGGGTCGGCCCCGCCCCTACCGCAAATACGTATACAGTAACCGCTACAGCTACCGCGAATGCGTCTGATACAGGTAACGGCGGAAGCTCTGTAGTTGGCGCATACCAAATAAACATTGGCCCTGCATACGCTACACCACTGACAGGTTGGGGCGCGGGTAGTTGGAGTGCGGGCGTGTGGGGTACAGGAGGTACCTCTGCGGAGTCTATTCGTGTCTGGAGCCAAGCTAATTTTGGTGAAGACTTAGTGTTCGGCCCTCGTGGCGGGGGTATCTACTACTGGGATGCTACAAATGGCTTAAACACTCGCGCACAGTTAGTTACAGATGCCTTTTCTAGCACGGCGTCTAACGTACCCACTAAACAAAACCTCATTCTTGTTTCTGACATAAACCGTTTTGTGTTCTGTTTAGGGACTAACTTGTTAGCCAGTGCTACGTTTGACCCCATGTTAATCCGATGGGCAGACCAAGAGAGCGTAAGTAATTGGACTCCTGCCGCAAATAACCAAGCAGGCGACTTACGGTTGTCTAATGGTTCGGAGATCGTCGCGGCTACACAAGCTCGCCAAGAGGTACTGGTGTGGACTGATTCTGCGCTCTATTCCTTACAGTACGTAGGGGCACCTGCTGTATGGGGGGCACAGTTAGTAGGAGAAAACATCTCTACAGCGTCTCAGAACTGCGTAGCCTACGCTAACGGTGTGGCCTACTGGATGGGCAAGGATAAGTTTTATAAGTACGACGGGCGCACTCAACCACTACGCTGCGACATTCGCAGGTACATATTCGATGATTTTAACTCGCTACAGTATGAACAGGTGTTTGCCGGTACTAACGAGTCCTTTCATGAGATCTGGTGGTTCTACTGTTCTTCTGACGCACAGACCTCAGACAGATATGCGGTGTACAACTACCAACAAGACATTTGGTACTACGGTACGCTAGAGCGTACGGCGTGGCTTGATTCTGGGTTACGAGACCGCCCGCTTGCCGCTACGTACAGCTATAACCTTGTGAACCATGAGCAGGGTACAGATGACAACCAGACTACGACATCGGCACCGATTGCGGCGAATATATCTTCTGCCCAATTCGATATAGAGGACGGGCACCAGTTTGCATTCATCTGGCGGGTCATACCAGATATTACCTTTAACGGTTCTACAGCAGCCTCCCCTGCTGCGACGATGACTTTGCTACCCCTTGCTAACTCTGGTGCAGGGTATAACTCGCCTTTGTCCGAAGGAGGATCTAACAACGGCACGATTACAAGAAGCGCAGTGCTACCAGTAGAGGCGTTTACACAGCAACTCAATACGCGAGTGCGAGGGCGGCAGTTAGCGGTTAAGATAGAGTCTACTGAGGAGGGTGTTACGTGGCAATTAGGTACCCCTAGAATCGACATGCGAGCAGACGGCAGGCGGTAATGGCAGTAGACAACACCAGATACGATGTACCGTTTCGCGCTCCAGCACTGCCGTATCCTCCGCAGGGGTACGACCAACAGGCGTTTGAAGAATTTAACAACGTACTTCGCTTGTACTTCAACCAGCTTGATAACGCACTGAGAAACGCTATGGCAGTTCAAGAACCGTATGAGTTACAAGTATCTAAAGGCCAAGTTGCGGGGGCTTCTACGGAGTATAAGTTTGGCTTTAACCCAGACGTAAACGGTGCAGAAGAGTCTATCTGGACGCATGGCGGGGGCTATCCGTGGGCTGCCGCAGCGTTTACCGCGTTTATCAGTAGCTCTAGCACCGCAGATACTGGCGCAGGTACAGGCGCACAGACTGTTACTGTAGAGGGTTTAGACGAAAACTACGCCGCTCAAAGCGTCACCGTAACCATGAACGGCCAGACACAGGTGCAGATTGGTGATGCGTCAGGATGGCTTCGGGTAAACCGCGTTTTTGTTGTTACGTCCGGTAGCGGCGGTACGGCGGCAGGCGACATATATGTTGCAGTAAGTGGTGCGTCTTCTGGTGTGCCTACAGGCGATACATACGCAAAGGTTACGGCTGGGGATAACCAAACACAGCAAGCGATATACACTGTACCCGCAGGTTCCACTTTCTATACAGACGACGTTACGTTTACCGCAGCTATATCTTTAGCTAACAAAAACGTCACCGCTAAATTCGTTACTCGTGAGTTTGGGTCTAACACGTTTAGAACACGCCTAATACAGACGCTGCAAAGCAACTTGCTGCGAGTGCCGTTTGATTACCCTTTGGCTATACCAGAAAAAACAGACGTTGAATGCCGAGCGACTACCGACACTACTAATGTAGAAATCGGCGCGTCGTTCCAAGGCGTCTTGATAGTTAACTAGGGGCTATAGATTATGTTTCAATTTCCCCCCGGTTTTAGCATTGACTTTGATAATTTACCCGGACTGCCAACGCCAACGCCAACGCCAACGCCAACGCCAACGCCAACGCCAACGCCAACGCCAACGCCAACAGGGACGGCTAAAAATTACGCAACGGCTTTTCGAGACGCCTATAAGGAAGTGTTATCTAGGGGCGCAAACCCTAACGATTTGTCAGGGGGCCGCAACAGCAAAGACGTTTTTAGCTGGTATGACGATATTTACGGGTCTCTCATAATAGATACATTGGATTATGACCGTTTTGATCTCTCGGCGGGTTCATCTGAATGGGGTGGGGCTAGGGTTGGGCGTCCGGGGGGAAGAGGTGGTGAGGGGCTACCAAAGATCTACATTACCGCTGAAGACTATGTTGAGAACACAGGTGCCCCTGAGTATCTGCTTGATGTACTTGGTAAGGACAAAACAGGTAAACCTCGTGTAGAGGAGGAAGCACGACAGGCTTACGCACTGTTAAGTATCACAGAGTCTCCAGAAGAAATTGCTACCGTACTTAGTGGATACTACGGGGTGGACTTTTCCCCTGTCTCGCAGAGTTTAGGAAACTTTGAGGGTAACTTGGGGGATTTTGTTGATGCTCCAGAACGACTAGCTGAGTTTCATTCGTTTGTTGAGCCTATCCTCTTAGAGCAAATACCATATATTCAGATGACTAGGGGCGCTAGTTACGAAGAAGCCCTAGAGCTTGCGTACCAAGAAGACCCTATGGTTCAAGCACTGTACGGAAAGTATGGTGTAAATCCTATTCGCACTAGCAAGTACGGGGGTCTCTGGAACTATGACCCATTTTCTTTTAGCGAAGTCCGAACTGAAAAGCCCGCCAGTAAATTTGATAGGTTTGCTGGGCCAATACTCGCGATTGCTGCTGCGTTTGTAGCCCCGCAGTTACTGTTAAAATCAGGTGTATTTGGTGTCCCTGCTGCGGGTGCGGGTGCGGGAACTGCTGCTGGCGCTGCTGGCGCTGCTGGGTATAGTGCCGCGCAACTTGCTGCCGCTACGGCTGCTACTTCTGCTGCCACTACTGCCATATCCGGCGGTGATTTTGGAGACGTACTTAAAAGCGCAGGATTATCGTTCGCCGGATCGACTGTCGCACAGAAGTTAGGTAACGCTAAAGCAGCCGCTTCTGCTGCTTCAAATCTAGCTGAAACAACCCCCACCATAGCCAATGCCGCCGCTGCCGCCGCTGCCGCCGCAGAGTACGGTACAGCTAAAGCCCTGTTTGTTGCCGCTAATATAGGCACAGGCGCTATAACTGGTAATGTTGGTGCAGGCATTCTTGCAGCGTTTGGTGGAGATCTAACTGCTAATGCGTTGGACAAAGTAGGACTTACCCCCGAAGTGCTTGCTAGAGCAGGTGTAGACCAAGACTTGTTGGTAAACGGTTTAGTTCAGACTCAAATGCAGTTAGCCAGAGGCGCAGATCTTGACGCTGCTTTAGCTATGGGGCTTGGCTCCTATATCGCATCTGGTGGGGGCATAGCAGGCGTAAACAAAGACACCTTCTTCAAAAAGATGGGTGAGGTGTTACGTGGCACTGGTGAAGCTATATTTGGCACTGGCAAAGAAAACCCGCTAGATCCCAGTAAATTTACCGCATCGTTAAACGCTAACTACGGCGACAGTTACCAATATGGGAAAGAAGCAGATTCGTTTGGCTCATTCTATTCTAACGCCAACGTACCCGAAGAGCTACTTCTTGATGAAGGGGCGCAGTGGGTATTTCAACGCAACGGCACTATAGAGGACATAAATTCGGGGTTTTCTTTTGACCCTAATCAAAGCCCAGAGACACTAGCCCTATTACTTAAACTAGAGGCAGAGGGGCGAACTCAAAACTTTGATATGTCTGCTAACGAAGCGCAGAAAATGCTGTCTTCTTCTGAACTCCAAAGACTTTTAGGGCCAGCAGTAAGTGATTTTGCTGTAGCGGAAATGCCTGATGCGGAATTGCCCGAGGGGTGGAGACTCGCCTATGGGGGGTACGACGGTCTTATTGAACAGTTAAATAGAGGTAAGACACTAGAAGAGATACGAGCGGAACTAAAGGGACTACGTCTTGATCCGAACATAGGACTAGGCATAGCTCCACCTACCGCAGCAGATACATCAGGATTATCTTCTGACCAACGCGCATATTTAGTAGGTAATGCGATAGACCAAATAGCCGAAGCCATGTACGAAGAAGATCGTGCGAGTGGGGGTAGTGCAGGCAGCGCGGATGAGTTTAGGGCAGAAGCAATACAGGCATACCAAGAACTTCGAGATGACGGCTATTCGCACCTTCGCGTTATGGAAGACCTTGGCATGGATACGTCGGGACGAGTGTTAAATGCCGTCCGTGCACTTGATACGGCCCAGTTGGACAAGTTACGCACTGGTGATGACCGAGAAGCGTACCTCCGAGCGTTAGGTACAGTGGACGAAACCACAGGCCGTTACCACGAAGATTCGCTGTATGAAAGCGGTATAGAGCAAGCGTACGGTCTCTACGACCTTGCAAAACGAGCTGTGGATGCCGCAGAAGAAACTGGCGACGATAAATGGATCATCGGCACTGCCATCGCTATCGAGGCAGGGGCAGACGTAGCAAACGCATTTCTAGGGCTTGCTGCGCTTGGAGGTATAGATCCTGAGTCCACCGAATTAGGTAAGACGCTAAAAGCCATCACCGACATGACAGGCGAAAGCAAGCCTGAAGACTACCAACAAGGGCTAAAAGACATAGAGCAGCGGCTACAGGCTGCGCAAAACCAAGCAGAAGAAGAAGGACTAGGCACTTCTGATAGTTGGATTTTAGTTGGCAAAGCGATCATGGGTGCTGCCGCAGAAAACCCTACAGAGTTTGTTCTCGACTATGTCGTTAAAGAGGCGGCGTCAGAAGTAATACCGTTTGTTGTTGGTGGTGTGGCGTTTGGTGGGGCTAAATTAGGTGCCTCAGCAGCGAAGAAGTTTGGCGATGACGCTGCTAAGAAGTTCGCAGAAAACCTGAATGCTAGCGACATAGCGGTTAGCGCCACCATGATAAGTGACGCTGCTGAAGAGACCGGTGGTGCAGCAGCATCTGGGTACAGCGAAGGCTACGACGCTAAGATAAAACAGCTTACAGAGCAGAACGCACGTCTAGCTGAACTTGCGGGCGTTAGCTCTATACCACTGTCAGATGCACAGATAAAAGAAGCCGAAGAGTTCGCCACCGAAGTTGCACGCAAAGCCGGTATGACTGGGCTTGTACTGTCTGTCGTATCCGATGGGGCACTAGGGGGTAACGAGTTAGCACGAGGACTGTTTGGCGACAAAGCCACAAACGCTGCTGATGAGTTTGTAACCAGCTTAATTAACCGTGTTACGAGAGTCGGGCAAGGTGCAGGCCGAGAGTTCATGCTTGAGGGTCTACAAGAAGGTGGCGTACAAGCAATCATTGAAGGTGCCTTATACGAGATAGACCCTGATCGCCCTGTGTCCGCGTCTATAGCCCAAAACGCCATACTAGGCGCAATTATAGGTGGTTCTGTAGGCGGGGGTATCGGCACAGGCGCTGAAGTATCAGACATACTAGCCAATATAGTTCAGAAAACCTCTCCTACCGTACGAGCCGCCATAGAAAACGCCAAGAATGGCGCGTTGTCCGATGCTCAAGCTAGAAAGATACTTGAAGATTTTGGCATAACGCAGGGTGAGTTTGGAGATTTACAAACCAGTTTAATGAACGAGGCATTTGATGCCGACTACACTACGTTCAACGAAGCGAAGAGTGCGTTTCAAGCTACGAACCCCAACTACGAACCTACTGAAGCCGACATACTTGGGTTTACCGGCAATCGTGCCGAAGACAGACTAGAGGCGAGTGTCGCTGACCTTGTAGACCGTAGCTACATTGACGCACAAGAGGTCATATTCACCGCAGCCCGTGAAGGGTTGATGCTGACTGAAGAACAAGCTGCTGAATACGTACGCCAAACTGAGTCTGGACAAGCCGATGCTGTGTTACGTGACCTACGCTCTGATGTTTTTGACCCGCTGTACGTTACCAACCGAGAAGCTAGGGACTACTTTAGTGACATCGGGTACACGCCCAC